AGTAGTGAGTTAGAGATCCGTGATCGGGTACAACAGATTGCTACGTTTGATAAGATACTAGATAGATTAGTAGAACAGAATGGTGGTCCAATCACACGTGAACAGTTTGAGAATGAGGATCATGTATATTGGGAGCGTAGATTAGCTAACCAAGCTATGGATGAGATGATTAGTCGTAACACTGGTATTGGTGTTGGTAACATTCACAGTATGCGTAGAGCCAGTGCACCTACATTGATTTCTGGTGATGTAAATCGTGTTAAGAATGATTTCCCTGATTTAGGCAAAGCATTGAGTGGTGGTGAACATAGTGTAGAGTTCTTATTAGAGTTACAGAAGAAAGTTGTTGCTGGTATTGAAGAAGTAACCAGCAGTGATATACTAGCATTAGCTAATGAAAAGATTACTGAACGTATTGGTGTTACTGAAAGATTAGATAGAATGCATGAGAAGCCAGCACATGTTAAACAAGAAGTATCACCAAAGAGTTTGTTTAATGACAAATGGAATAGTAAATGAAAAACAATTTGTTAACTAACATATTAATTGCACCTAACGTAATATCAAAAGAGGGTGTAGCTTTTATTATGGAGCATGCCAAGAGACAGAAAAAAGTTGATTTATCTGTATTTGATCCAGAACAAAGTAACCAAACAAAAAATACTAAGTTTAGTGTAGACAAGAAGGTTAGAGATACACAGATGCTTGACCTAGAAGATATTGCTGGTGAGATTATTGATTTGTTCCGTAATGTTGTAACCAATGTTATCAATCCATTTTATGAATTTGAGGTTAAAGATTCCGAGTTGCCACAATTATTACATTATGGTGTAGATGGGCATTATATGCCACATTGTGATGGTGAATCATTATGGAAGCCACCTGGCAATGAGCCATTGATTTGGCGTAAGAGTACTGATAGAGATTTAAGTACCGTATTGTTTTTGAATGATGAATTTGAAGGTGGTGATTTTGTATTCCCTGAGTTAAGAGTAAGAGTTCGTCCAGAGCCAGGAATGTTAGTTTGTTTCCCGTCTACGCATGAGTATTTGCATGGTGTTGAGCCAGTTACTAAAGGAACTAGATATAGTATAGTAAATTGGATGACAGTTAAGGGATTTCCAAGTATGGAAGACGAAACTAATATGATTAATCATAAATACAATATAGGTATTGATAAGCCTATATCTAATAAAAAGGAAAAAACATGGCTAAGTACATAAAGCATTATTACGTTGATGGTGATAATTTAGTAGAGTTCTTTGTTGATAAGAACATGGGACCAAATGGTAAGACACATCCAAGAATTGACGGACTAGACGTTAAGTTTTGGTTTGTAGATAGTAATGGTATTGACTATTGCATGAGTGTAGTACCAGATGAGACTGAGATTGTAGCACAAAATGGCTTGGGCGAAGGCGCATACAATGTATGGGCTAGTGAAATACAAGCACAATATGAAGCACAGAGAGCAAGTGTAGCTAATAATAGTGATATGTTAACACGATTGGGCAAGACCGAAGCTGAAGTATCAGCTATGGCTTTTGACAATAGTAGTGTTGAGTCAATGTTAGCTAGTTTTGCACAGTTAGCACCATCCCCAGAAAATCTAGGTAGTTGATACTTAAGCCATATTAGAAGTTATAAATAGTGTGATAAATACACTATGATAAAGGTAAATATATGGCAATTGAGATAGGACCAGGTTGGACAATAGGTGGCGGGATATCTATACTTGAACCACCTTCTGGACCTACTGCGGGCTGGTATGCGGGTGGGTTTCTTAATACAGGAAGAGTTTCTACTGTTAACCGTGTTACATTTGCAACAGATACTGCAACTGCAAGTGTTAGGGGTCCATTAAGTATAACTAAACAATATGAAGCCGCTACCGGTACGCTCACTGATGGTTGGGTTGCCGCCGGTGCAAACCCTAGTGCAATATCTTCTGTAGATAGAATAACATTTGCAACAGATACAGCAACTGCATCAGCTAGAGGACCACTAAGTTCTGCAAGATATTCATTGACAGCAACAAGTGATAATACTACATATGGATGGTTTATTGGTGGATTTAGTGGTTCAGCTACACTATCGTTAATTGACCGTATTACCTTTTCTACAGATACTGCAACAGCAAGTGTGCGTGGTCCAATGAGTGCTGTTGGATATAATGGTGCCGCATCTACTGACGGTACTACTTATGGGTGGTTTAATCTAGGAAGAAATGATCCGGGATTATTGTCAAGTGTTAATAGAATAACATATGCAACAGATACTGCAACAGCTAGTGTTCGTGGTCCACTTACTGGAAATAGATATAGAAATGGTGCAACAGGAAATACAACTGACGGCTGGTACGTCGGCGGCCGCAGTGGCTCTGTCTTGTCTAGTGTAGAACGCATTACATATGCAACCGACACCGCGACAGCGAGTGTACGTGGACCTTTGCTTGTTGGAGTACAACAGCTAGCCGCATCAACCGATAGCACAACATACGGCTGGATAGGCGGCGGATCACCTGCTACTTCTACTATACAACGCATCACATACGCAACTGATACTGCTACTGCATCTAATCGTGGTAATTTTGTAGGTGGCGGACAAAATTGGGCAGCAACCTCAGGCGTACAATAAAAGGAATAATATATGTCAGTAACATTTAGTGGTGGAATAACATTTACAGGTGGAGGGTTTAGTTTTACTGCCGCTCCTGCATCGGATAAAAAAGCTATCTTTGGATATGGCGATGCTGCTTCCGGATATGTATCAATAACCAATCTAGTATCAATCACCGGTGTTGTTGCTAATGACACAACTGGGGTAGGCACAAATAGAGCGGAGCTTGCGGCCGCCGCGTATGGTACAGATAAAGCTATCTTTGGATATGGACTTAACTCATCTACTGCAGTAGTATCAATGACCAATCTAGTATCAAATACAGGTGTTGTTGCTGGTGATACAACTGGGGTAGGCACAATTAGACGATCACTAGCGGCCGCCGGTTATGGAACAGATAAAGCTATATTTGGTTATGGCAGAAATACATCCGCAGTTTCAGTATCAATGACCAACCTAGTAAGTAATACAGGTGTTGTTGCTAGCGATACAACTGGTGTTGGTGCCGCTAGATTTGCACTTGCGGCAACAGGTTATGGTACTGATAAAGCAATATTTGGGTATGGTTTTAATTCGGGCATTCCTCTAGTGTACTCATTAACCAACCTAGTAAGTAACACAGGTGTAGTAGCAACAGATACTACAGGAGTAGGCACCGCAAGATATTTTCTTGCCGCTGCTGGCTATGGCAGTTCTGGACAGGCCATATTTGGATATGGATATGGTACTTCCAGCGTGTCATTAACCAACCTAGTATCAAACACAGGTGTAGTAGCAACAGATACTACAGGTGTTGGTACTGCTAGATTTGTAATTGCGGCTGCAGGTTATAGTAGTGATAAAGCAATATTTGGATATGGTCAAGCGTCAGGGCGGACATCAATAACCAACCTAGTAAGTAACACAGGTGTAGTAGCAACAGATACTACAGGAGTAGGCACCGCAAGGGATAGTTTAGCAGCCGCAAGTTACGGTTAATAACATAAAGGTTTAAAAAGAATGAGTATAACAATAACTGGCGGATTTACAATGGCAGGCGGTGGCTTCACTCTTGTAGCACCACCCACAGATGCAACAAATGGGTGGTATGCAGGTGGAAACACAGACGCAGGTCAAGTGTCATCTATTGATCGTATTACTTATGCAAATGATACAGTAACTGCAACACCACGTGGATTATTAGACATCGTTAGACAAGACCATACATCTAGTTGCAACGACACCTATGGATATATGGGCCTAGGCTATACAACATCAGTTACATCATCTGTAAGTCGTATTACTTTTAGTAACGATACTGCAACTACTAGTGCTAGAGGACCATTATCATCAGTTAGATATGTAGCAACTGGTACTGGTAACACAGACTATGGTTGGTATAGTGGTGGACTTAATCCCAGTCCTTCCCCAACTGTATATTCAACGGTTGATAGAATAACATATGCAAGTGATACTGCCACTGCAAGTGCTAGAGGCCCATTAAGCATAGCACGTTACTTTTTAGCATCAACTAGTAACGCAGATTATGCTTGGGTTGCAGGAGGAAGGGCAGTTCCTGCATATTCTACTATAGATCGTATTATATTTGCAACAGATACTGCTACTGCAACTGCTAGAGGTCCATTAAGTGCATCTACTTATAGATTTGTAGGTGTAGGTAATAGTAATTACGGTTGGTTTGGTGGCGGTGCATCTCAAGGATCATCTAATGTAGTGCGTATTGATTATACAAATGATACCGCAACTGCATCTACTAGAGGACCAATGAGTTATTCAGCAAGAAATTTTGCGGCATCAGGTAATGATGATTATGGTTGGTATTCAGGTGGTAGATACAATCTACCAGGTAAACAATCTATAGTAAGTAGAATAACATATGCTAATGATACGGCAACCGGTAGTACTAGAGGTCCATTAAGTGCAGGTGTATATATACATGCAGGTGTCGCAGGAATAGCATAAGATAAAGGATAAAGAATGTCAATAACAATAACAACTGGTGGAATAACAATGACTGGTGGAGGTGTATCATTCACCGCTCCACCACCCGCAATACTTGAAGCAACAGCAGGATGGTTTGGTGGAGGATACTTTGTGTCTCCGGCCGTCATTTACTCTACTGTTGACCGTATTATATTTGCAACTGATACAGCAACAGCAACTGTTAGAGGACCATTAAGTTTAGCTAGATATTCTTTAGCAGGAACCGGTACTACAAACTATGGATATTTTGGCGGTAGTGCAGTACCGTCAACATCAACAGTAGACCGCATCACATATACGGCCGATACTACAGCCGCAAGTGTTCGTGGCCCATTAAGTGTGACAAGAGGTTGGCTCGGTGCAACAACAGATTGGTTAACATATGGTTGGTTTGGCGGCGGTAGCCCTACTACTTCGGTTGTAGACCGTATTACATATGCAAGCGATACAAGTACAGCTAGTGTTCGTGGTCCATTAAGTTCAGCTAGAGATAGTTTAACTGCGACCGGCTCAAGTAGTTATGGATGGTATATAGGAGGATCCGGCCCGTTATCTACAATAGATCGTATTGATTATGCAAGCGACACCAGTACCACTAGTATTCGTGGTCCATTATTAGTTGCATCATATAGATTTGCAGGAGCAGTTACTGATAGTACTACTTATGGTTATGCTACTGGTGGCATTCCAATAACATCAATAGTTCAACGTATAACATATGCTAATGATACTACTAGTACTACTACTAGAGGTCCATTGGCTTCTGCTAGATATAACAATGGTGGGTCATCTTCTGATAACACATATGGATGGATTGCTGGCGGCATGCCCGGACCATTTGCATCTATTACTCGTATAACATTTGCAACAGATACTGCAACTTCATCTAATCGTGGTAATTTAAGCACAGCCAGATTTGCACTAGCAGGCACCTCAGGTATACAATAAAATATACGGGTAAGCTATCTCTACTATAAATATTTTTATATCAGGAGATAAAACATGACACAACGTATTCTTATTATGGGCTTACCCGGCGCCGGTAAAACTTATTTGGCACAACATCTACTAGGACATCTACAAACAGCTAACAAACGGGTAGCTTGGCTTAACGCCGACGATGTACGTAAAAAATATAACGACTGGGACTTCTCAAAAGAAGGTCGCATTCGTCAAAGTCTACGTATGCGTGAACTAGCAGATAACATGACTGACGTAGACTACGTTATCTGCGATTTTGTCGCACCATTAGTTGAAATGCGTAATAACTTCAAAGCCGATTGGACAGTATGGGTTGATACTATCAGTGAAGGTAGATACGAAGATACTAATAAAGCATTCGTCCCACCAGAGGTATATGACTTCCGTATCACAGAACAAAACTCAGAGAAGTGGAGTGAGTTCATCTTTGCACATATATACGATAATAGACGTAGACCCACATTTGATTGGAAGAAAGAAACGGTACAGCAACTTGGCAGGTGGCAACCATGGCACGAAGGTCATCGTGCATTATTTGAAAGACTTATTCAAAAAACAGGACAAGTAGTTATTCAAATACGTGACTGTCAGGGCTGGCAAGGTAGTAACCCATTTGAGATAGAAAAGGTCAAATCATTCATTAAACGTGATTTGGATATGCTATATCAAGGTCAATATGAAATTCAAGTCGTACCAAATATTGTACATATTGGATATGGCAGAGGCGTCGGTTATACTATTGAACAAGAAACTTTTGACGAAAAAACTCATGCTATAAGTGCTACAAACATTCGTAAAAAACTAGGATTATAACCAAACTTTGTAAATTAGATAAGTAGTTATCTAATGAATACATTCCAATCGTCTTACGACAATAGATTACAATCTTGGTATAATTTACGCAATAAAATCAAGGATCTTGATTTATCTCAACAATGTGTGGAAATTGACAAATGGTGGCAATATGCCCCATTAGTCAACCACTATCTACACCCAATTGATTTACCCACTTGGCCCGGTCCTTGGGAGCTTTTGGTAGAAAACACCTACTGTACGCTTGCAAGAGGCTTAGGAATGTGCTATACTCTACTATTAATGAATATTACTGATATAGAGTTTGTGTTAGCTACTGATAGTCAAGGAAATGATACATCATTAGTCTTGGTAGACAACGCAAAATATCTGCTTAATTACTGGCCAAACACCGTGATAAGTAATAATCTACAAGATTTTAAAATAGTACAACAATTAGATATAACAATAATTAATAAGAAAATAGGGTAAAACATGAAGATATACGTCACCAAAAGAGATGGGACAAAAGAGCCATTAATGTTAGAAAAATGGCAAGCACAAGTGGCAAAAATATGTGTGGGGATAGCTGATGTTAGCCCTTCAATGGTAGAGATAAAATCACAACTACACTTCTATGATGGAATTTCAACACAAGAAATTGATGGAATTACATTACGTGCAGTAGTAGATTTGATTGACGTAGAAAATAATCCAGATGTAGGACATACAAACTATCAATATGTAGCAGGTAAACAACGATTATCTATGCTTAGGAAGGATGTATATGGTAACTACGAGCCTCCCCGTCTGTATGATATCGTAGTAACTAATGTTGCAACAGGATTATATACGCCAGAACTACTAGAATGGTATAGTGAAGAAGATTGGAATAAGATGGATGACATGTTGGATCATTCTAAGGACGAACAATATAGTTATGCCGCCATTGAACAATTGATTGAAAAATACTTAGTAAAGAATCGTTCTACTAAACAAACATATGAAACACCTCAAATCAGATACATGGTAGCTGCCGCAACAGTATTTCATAGTGAAGAACCAAACAACGCTAGAATGCGTTATATAAAGGAATACTACAATGCCGCATCTGATGGATTATTTACTCTTGCTACCCCTGTCCTTGCTGGTCTCGGTACCCCTACTAAACAATTCAGTTCGTGCGTACTTATTCGCAGTGATGATGACTTGGATAGTATTTTCGCTTCTGGTGAAATGATGGCAAAATATGCTAGCAAACGAGCTGGCATTGGCTTAGAGATAGGACGATTACGACCATTAGGTAGTCCTATTCGTGGTGGCGAGATTATGCATACCGGCATGATACCGTTCTTAAAGAAATGGTTCGGTGACTTAAGAAGTTGCAGTCAAGGAGGTATTCGTAATGCAAGTGCTACAGTATTTTATCCCATTTGGCATCATCAGTTTGATGACCTTATCGTACTTAAAAACAATCAAGGAACCGACGAAACTAGAGTCAGGTTCATGGACTATGGGGTTGTTCTTAGTGCATTCTTCTGGAGAAGATTTAAAAACAAAGAACAAATAACATTCTTTGATCCTAATGAAGTACCTGACTTATATGAAGCCTTCTATAAGAATACAGAACTATTTGAAGAACTATACGTTAAATATGAAAAACGTAAAGACTTAAGAAAGAAAACAATGAGTGCTGAAGAAGTATTCAAGAGTGGCATTCTTAAAGAACGAACAGATACAGGACGTATCTACTTAGTGTTCGTTGACAATGTTATGAATCAAGGACCATTTGATCCTGAATATCATACAATTTACCAGAGTAACTTATGCTGTGAAATTCTTTTACCTACTAAATCCTTTAAACGTTTGGATGACAGCGATGGTCGTATCGCTCTTTGCACACTGGGTAGTATCAATTGGGGTGCGTTCCGTAACCCAGAAGATATGCGCCGTGCTTGTCGCATATTGCATCGTAGCCTCAATAACATTCTTGACTATCAAGACTTTCTATCCATTCAATCTAAATTATCAAACGATGAAATCAGACCTCTTGGAATTGGAATCACTAATCTTGCCTACTGGCACGCCAAGCGAAATCTTAAGTACGGAGAAAAAGACTCCTTGGCTGAAGTCAAGACGTGGATGGAACACTTATCCTTCTACTTAACTGAAGCAACTGTAGAACTAGCACAAGAACGTGGTCGTTGTGAACATAGTGATAAAACACGTTATGGACAAGGTATCTTTCCTTGGGAGTTACGTGCCAAAGGTGTTAACGAATTAACTAACTTTGAACCTGAGTTGAACTGGGAAGGATTACGTGCTATGATGCGTAATCATGGTGTCCGTAATGCTACACAAATGGCTGTAGCTCCGGTAGAATCTAGTTCAGTAGTTATTAACAGTACCAATGGTATTGAAATGCCAATGAGTTTGATATCAGTAAAAGAAAGTAAAGCAGGAAGTTTTGTACAAGTTGTTCCCGAGTATCACAAGTTGAAAAACAAATATCAATTGATGTGGGAACAAAAAGATTGTGATGGTTACTTAAAAACAGCGGCAGTGATTGCAGCCTATGTGGATCAGAGTATCTCAACTAACACATTCTATAATCCCGCACACTTCCCTGAACGTAAAGTTCCAACAACATTGATTGCTAAGAACTTGATGCAAGCACATATGTGGGGATTAAAGACATTCTACTATAGCTTGATTAACAAAGCAGGTAGTAAGAGCCAAGATGAAACTGTATTAGATTTGCCAAGTGGCTTTAATGATATGGATGAAGAAGATTGCGAAGCTTGCAAGTTGTAAACTATGAGTTTTTTAGTAGCTAATCTACCTCCAGTCAAATGTTTTGTTCGCCGTGAATTTCTTTATGATTTTCAAACAGGTCACGGTGAGTTTGAACCATGCTGGTGGGTTAGCGTAAAGAGTTTGCGAGGTCAAGCATTTCGTATTGAGGCATATCTAAATCATTACGGTGCGCTGTATGACAAATTGCCATTACATGCGTTTTGTTGGAAGCCAATTGAAGGAGAAGCATTACCACTAGATTATTTACAATTGTGGGATTGCTTATCATATGACATTACAGTTATCAAAAAAGCACAATTACAATCAATGAAGTGTAAGTTTAAATTAAAAGATGGTGAATGGATGACAGGTGAATACATGTTTACTATTGATTCCGCTCATCCAGATTTTAATATATTAGATACAGGGTTCAGCGAAGATGTTGAAGACCATAAGAGCTATAACTTTATTAAATGCGATAATGGGCAGTTTGCCGCACAACCAAACAACAGATTAATTATTTTAGAGCCAAGCAGTAATCCTAAAGAACTTAAAATGCCAGATTTTAAAGTAGCGACACATCGATGGAGCGTTGAAACAGATCCTAAATGGGCTTTAGGAAATACTAATACAGTAATGTATGAAGATGTAAAACAATAAAAAGAAAGACACAATGAGTAAACAACAATATAACTTAAACACTAAAACAGATTATTTGAACAGAAAAATGTTTTTGGACCCGGAAGGTCCCGTAACCATTCAAAGATTTGAAGAAGTAAAATACAAAAAGATTGCAGACTTTGAAACAACGGCCCGTGGTTTCTTCTGGGTTCCAGAAGAAATTTCTCTAACCAAGGATGCCAATGATTTTAAAGATGCAAGCGATGCAGTAAAACATATCTTTACTAGTAATCTATTAAGACAAACCGCATTAGATAGCTTGCAAGGACGAGCACCTAGTCAAGTGTTTACACCAGTAGTATCATTGCCGGAACTAGAGGCATTGATTTATAACTGGAGTTTCTTTGAGACTAACATTCATAGTCGTAGCTATAGTCACATCATTCGTAACATTTATAACGTACCTAAAGAAGTATTCAATACTATCCATGATACAAAAGAGATTGTAGACATGGCAAGCAGTGTCGGTCTTTACTATGATGAGTTACATAAGATGAACTGTAAGAAAGAATTAGGCTTTGAGTTAGAGTCAGAAAAATCTCACATCAAAGCAATATACATGGCGTTACATGCTAGTTATGCATTAGAAGCATTCCGCTTTATGGTATCATTCGCTACAAGTTTAGCAATGGTTGAGAACAAAATCTTTATTGGTAATGGTAACATTATCAGTTTAATTCTCCAAGATGAATTGTTACATAAAGGCTGGACTGCTTACCTTATTAACCAAGTAGTTAAAGAAGATAGTCGTTTTGCACAAGTAAAATCAGAATGTGAAGCCGAAGTCTATCAACTGTACATGGATGTTATACGTGAAGAAAAAGATTGGGCTGATTACTTGTTTAAGATGGGTCCAGTTATTGGATTGAATGCCGCAGTATTAAAAGACTTTGTTGATTATACTGCTGTTGGTGCATTGAAAGAGATCGGGATAAGATATAATAATCCTGCGCCAAAAAGTACACCTATCCCATGGTTCACTAAACACAGTGACACTAGTAAGAAACAGTCTGCATTGCAGGAAACTGAATCAACAAATTACGTTATAGGAATAATGAGTGAATCATTAAACTATGATGACTTACCGAATATTTAAGGAGAACAAGAATGAGAGCAATTATATGGAGTAAATATCACTGCCCTTATTGTGACCAAGCAAAAGCTTTGTTACATCAAAAGGGTATTCCGTTTGAAGAAAAGAAAATTGGAGACGGATATACTAAAGAAGAATTATTAGAAGCAGTACCAACTGCCAGAACAGTACCACAAATCTTTTTAGATGATGAATTGATTGGTGGTTTTACAGAATTAAAAGCAAAACTAACAGAAAGTATCTAATGCAAATATCAATCACACCTAACACAGTATATACATTTAAGCTAAATTCCGGAGAAGAATTAATTGCAAAAGTAATTCAAGCCGGTGGAGAATTCATTGTTATTGAAGAACCAGTATCTATTGCTCCTACACAACAGGGTATGCAAATGATTCCTAGCATTTTTACTGCAAATCCGAAGGGTGAATTTAAGCTAAATACTAATAATATTGCATTATATGCAGAGACCGATGATAGTATTAAAATGAAGTATTTAGAAGCAACTACTGGTATTAAAGTACCAGATAAGAAAATCGTATTGGGATAAAATGGCACAATTAAGTCGTGTGGGAGATGCAAATCAAGAGGGCGGAACAATAATTCGTGGCGCCGATACTGTATTTGCTAATGGAATTAAAGTAGGATTACATGTTAGTTCTATAACACCACACGCTCCATGGGCCAGAAGACCTCATCCGCCTCACAAAGCGGCAACAACTACGGATGGTAGTCCAACTGTATTTTGTGAAGGTGTACCAGTACTTAGAGTAGGGTCAGGAAACAGTTGCGGTCATAGTATCGTACAAGGTAGTCCTGATGTGTTTGTGCCATGAGCAATACAGGAAAACAAAGCCCGTTAGGTGTTAACGCATTAAGTTCATTATTACAAAATATTGGATTTAATATCAATCCTATTATGATTGATTATGTAGGTAGCAGTAACAGCGTTACACAATATGATCCTGGTAGCATCATTACTATTACTAGTTTATTTCCCCTAACATATGCTATTAAAGATGCATATACTAGAGGTGTACCTAATGGTGGAACAAGAGTATCTGATGCAGTATATGACAGCTTAATTACCATAGGATCAACAAGTATACCTGCATTAGGAAATACTCCACCTTCAAGTTATAATTGGAATGGATATCCTAATTGGGTTTATGATACAACTAGTCCAACACCATTGCCTAATTATAATCATACTAATCCAGTAACTCAATGGGGTTATACTAGATTGTTTGCATTACAAGCATACAATGAATTTAATTACAATGGTGGTTATGCATTAAATCAATATAAAGATTTCCTATCTGGATTCATGTCAAATTATAGTTTTATTGAATATAGCAATGATGCTATTCTAGCAGTAAACAATTCACAAGAATTTTTAGATGGTACATATAGCAATATGGACGATCTAATTACAGGTGACATTACCGGTGTAAGTGTAGCAACTACTATATTTGGTCAAGATTTAATTACTAGCGGTAAAGCAATTAATCTACAATCTATTGCTACATTTGGATTACCTAGTAATCTATTAATGACATTACAAAAAAACAATGCATTAACTAAATCCGTAAGTCTTGCACTAATTGCTAGTGGTATAACAGTATCAGAATTAAATGATATAATATCCCTAGCCGAACCTATAAGTAAAGAACAAGAACGTAAGATATACGGTGCATTTGGTATTATATTGGGTCAAGATTTAAAAGATATATTAGTATCATTAAATTGTAAAACAGCTGGAATAGAATCATTAGCAGATTTATTGAATCCTATAAAGTTATTCCCTAATAGTTATCAAACATTAACTGTGCCGGTCTACAATACAGTTGGTGGACCAGCAAATAGTAAAATATATTATCCTATATATGTCAATGAAGGATTGAATAGTCAGTTAAGAGAACCTACAGTAGTACAACAAACTGGAGTAGTAAATTAATGGCTGGCTTTTTTCAAAACCTTAGAGTAGCATCAGAACGTAGTACATTAGATGATATGGGTGCACCTGCAAGTAATGCATATGCAACCAACAGTACAGAAACTACTGCCAACGTAGCAACTGAAGATACAACAGTTGCATCACCTACTCCATTAACAATACAACCCATACCACAAGGATTTGGTGCATATTTAGATGGTATATTACCACCTGACATTGCTAAAGCAGCCGGTGCATTTAGTGTAACAATGCAACAGATTAAAAACATATCAAGTATACCAATTGAAAAGTTTGCACAAGTAGTTAATAGTTTAGAAACAACTAAAGGATTAAATGTTAACGGTTCTAGTGTTCCAACTGATACATCATTAGCAAGTCAGGGGTTAGCATTAATTGCATTAGGCAATGGACCATATGGTACATATACTATGAGTAATTTCTTAGGATGTATGAGTGGATTACCTTATCTTGGTATTAATATTCGTCAGCTTATACAACAGTTAGAAACACCCACACTATATGATATATATAGAAATTTATACTTAGCAGTTACATGGGAACAAGCAGGTGACCTTAGAGTAACCTACAATAATGATGGGTTTGGCAACTATACGTTCGTAAGTGTAGCATTGCCGACAAATCGTGGCGGTGGTTATGGAAGAGAAAATATTGCACCTGTAGTAACTATAGCAGGAGCAACAGG